AAAAGGTCCCTACCAGCAACTAAACATAGGAGGTGAGCGGTTTGTCGCAGGTGGTAACCTTTGATAAAATGCATATTGGGAGAAAAGGCGAAGGGAAGCACTGGACGAAAGAACAAGTCGAGAAGAGAGCGGCGGCCGCTCAAAAACTCCAGCGCAAAAAACCGGCAAAACCGAGAGTACCGATGTGGCTTGATGATGAGGCCCGCCAAGTATGGAAGAAGACCATGAAAGATATGGCTGGCTTTGAGATACTTGATAAGGTTGATGAAGAATCGCTGGCGATATATTGCGACGCTGTGGCTCGGTACCGGGAAGCCGCTATGAAAATTCGAGAAGAAGGGTACACGACAACGAATGCCCAGGGCGGGGAGTCAGTAAGCCCGTACGTCAGGGCTTCTCAAAGTTATGCTCGGATCATGATGCAGTACGCCGATAAGCTCGGGCTTACACCAAATAGTCGGGCCAGGTTAGCGAAGAAAATAGCAGACGAAAACACAGATCCCAATGCAGACCTCTTTGACTGATTTAAGCAGCCTTCACCCGACCAACCGCTATGCAACTGAGATTGTCTCCGGGTTGCGCCTCAGCTGCAAACATGAATGGCAGGCCTGTGAACGCCACCTAAAAGATTTACAGCGGCAAGGAACTGAAGAGTTTCCTTTTCTATTTGACGAATCTCGGGCGAACCGGATCTTCGACTGGTTCGAGCGGTGTTGCCGGCATGTTCGTGGCCCGTTCTCCGGCAACCTGATAACCCTGCAACCATTTCAACGCTTTGACCTCGGCGCTGTTTTCGGATGGGTGCATAAGGACAGCGGCAAGCGCCGATTCAAAAAATCCTACAATAAGCGAGCCCGGGGGAATGTAAAGTCTACCGAAATGTCAGGTATAGCCCTATACGGGATGTGCGGTGATTGCGTGTATCCACCGGGTCATCCGGAGAATAAACAGTATGAAGACAGTCCCGAGGTTGAATGCGCGGCCGTTGATCGTGAACAGGCTAAGCGTGTTTGGGGTGATGCCAAAACTATGGGTATGGCGAGCCCCGATATTGGAAAGCGCCTTCGAATTAAACGCACATACATCGAACACCAGTCGCGAGGTGGATGGCTAAAGGCGCTTTCAAAAGACACAAAAAACAAGGATAGCGGAGCTCCGTGCCTGGTGGTAATCGACGAATATCATAAGCACCAGACATCAGAGATTCACGATACCCTTTATTCCGGTTTCGGGAAAAGGATGCAGTCCCTGCTCGCGATAATCACCACCGCCGGGGTAGATGCAGAAAACAGTCCCTGCAAAAAAGAAGAGGATATATGCTGCAAGATTCTCGACGGAGAGATTGCAGCAGAAGATTACTTTGTTATGATTCGTGAGTTGGATAAAGATGACGATCCTCATGATGAAACAACGTGGTCTAAAGCAAACCCGATTCTGCAAGATGATAATGAGTATTCCCGGGAACTACTCAGACAAATAAAGAGTGAGCACGATCTTGCATACGGTTCTGGTGACCCCTCAAAAATACGAGAGTTTTTGATTAAACGCTGCGATCTCTGGCAGTCCGACAGCGAGAATAAGTACATGTCCGGAATTATGGACAGGTGGAAGGCTCTGGCCATACCACGGAAAGATTTTTTGGATTTGGTTCGCGGACGCGAATGCTATAACGGTGAGGACTTAGCAAAATGCATTGATCTTACAGCATCTGGCTTTGTATTTAGGTTGGGCGGAACTACGCCGGTTGAAACAAAAAATGGCGTCATATACCCTTTATACGCAGTTTGCGCTCACGGGTTTATTCCAGAAAACACGGCCACTAAGCACGAGCACACAGATCGTGTGTCGTACAAGCACTGGGCGAAAGACGGTTGGTGTACTTTAACTCCTGGCGACGTGACCGACGACAAGTACATCAAAAATCATATCCACGAAATGGAATTTGATGAAAACTGGAAAATAAAAGAAATGTGCTGCGACCCCTACGGGGCAAGGCAGTTTATGAACGACATGACAGAAGAAGGTTATGCTTGCGTTGAGATCCGCCAGGGCGTGCAAACACTTTCAGAGCCAACAAAGAGATTCCGGGAATTGGTCCTGCAGGACCGTATAGTGCACGACGGCAGCCCGCTACTCACATGGGCACTGTCAAATGCTTATGAGGTTCCGGATAACAACGAAAACATTAAGTTGAGCAAGAAGCATAAGGACGACAGCCAACGAATTGATCCATTGGCGGCTATAATTAACGCGATGGTCCGGGCCATAGTCAACGAGGATAAAAAATCAATCTTCGAGAAACGCGGGATGAGGTCGCTATAAAGGTGGTGAGACATTGAGATTATCGCAACGAATCGTACTCGCAGCAAAAATGGTATTCAAAAATAGCACCTGGGATGACTACATCCGCGCCTTTCTCCGTGGTGACGACCACCCTCTGATCAACGGATCGCAACATGTTAGCGCCGACACCGCAATGAAGTATGCGGCTGTTTTTGCTTGTGTCCGGGTACTGTCTGAGACGTTAGCTGCCATGCCAATCATGTTGTACCGCAAAAAGCCAGACGGAGACCGGGAGTCGCGTAACGACCTGGCGATTTATGACATACTACATAATCGGCCAAATGAAGAAATGAGCCCGTTTAATTTTAAGGAAGCCTGCATGATTGCCCTGAATACAGGAGGGAACGCCGTTTGCGAAAGGTTGGTAAACGGATACGGTGATTTAGTCGGGTTATACCCATACAAGTGGTCAATGGTGCGCATTGACCGCAATAGAGAAACTGGAAGGTTAATTTACGAGATACGCGACGGAACAAAAATAAAAACCTTGACACGCGATCAAGTTTTTCACGTTTCAGGTCTTAGCTTTGATGGTGTGATCGGTTTATCGCCAATCGAGTACGCGGCCTCAGCCATAAGACTGGGGCTTTCTTATGAGCAATTCGGGGTTAACTTTTATCGCAACGGCGCTAATTCAAGCGGTGCTTTTAGCCACCCCATGGCATTAAGTGATCAAGCCTATAACCGCTTAAAAGCAGATTTGACGAGTAATTACACGGGGTTGATAAATACCGGGAAGCCGATGATTCTTGAAGAAGGGATGGATTTTAAACCGTTCACGATAAAGCCTGTAGATGCTGAACTTTTAGGCAATAAAAAATTCCAAACTGAAGACATCGCAAGGATTTATCGAGTACCACTACACCTGATTCAAAATTTGGACAAAGCCACAAACAATAACATTGAACACCAGTCGCTAGAGTTTCAAATTTTTACCATGCTACCGTGGGCGCAAAGATGGGAACAGGCTGTAAATAGTCAATTACTAACACCGCAACAAAGAAAAGCAGGCTATTATGTCGAATTAAATATGAATAGTATGTTACGCGGTGATTTAAAATCAAGATACGAAGCTTATGCAACCGGGATTCAGTGGGGTATTTTAAGCATAAACGATTGCTTGCGCCTGGAAAACATGAATGCCATACCTGAAGGAGATAGAAGAATACAGCCTTTAAACATGATTAACATTACTAAGGCAGATGATTATTACACCAAACAAAGCGATCAGGCTAAAGCAATGGCAGAGCAATTACAAATAATGCTAGAAAGAAACAGGTAAATACGATGTCAATTAGCACTCTAGCCGAGTGTTTTTGTTTTGCAAAATTTTAAAGGTGGTGAGTAAGTTGAGTCTCATGGAATCACTAATGAAAAGAATAAAAATCAATAATGTAAATGGTTGTTGGGAAATAAAAGGGTATTTAGACAAAGATGGGTACGGTGAAGTGTCCGGCAAAAGAGCACATCGTTTATCTTATGAATTATTTGTTGAGGAGATACCGCCTAATATGAGTGTTTGTCATAAATGCGACAATCCCAGATGTTGCAACCCTGAACATCTTTTCGTTGGGACGCAAAAAGACAATATATCAGACATGATAAGAAAAAATAGAAAACCTTCTCGCAAAGGTGAAAAAAACACTCAAAACAAGTTAACCGAGCATCAGGTATTGGCAATTTATAATTCAAACGAAACACAAAGAAGCATTGCATCGAAGTATGGAATTGACCAATCAACGGTTAGTTATATAAAAATTGGAAAGCTGTGGGGGTGGCTTACGAAAGGATGTGAGGCTAGTTGAAAAAGTTTTGGCAATTTAAGGCCAAGGCAGATGATCCAAGTGTCGGGGAACTCATGCTTTACGGGGACATATCCAGCTATGAGCCCTGGTGGGGTGATACAGTAACGCCAAAACAATTTAAAGAAGACCTTGACGCTCTAGGAGATATAACAGAACTAAATATTTATATCAACTCCGGTGGCGGGGATGTTTTTGCCGGGCAGGCTATCAGGAGCATGCTAAAAAGGCATAGCACCTATAAAACAGGATACGTTGATGGTCTTGCTGCATCTATCGCATCGGTTATTTTAACCGCCTGTGACAAAGTCATCATGCCCCTGAATGCAATGCAGATGATTCATAAGGCGTGGACATTTGCTATGGGAAACGCTGATGACATGCGGAAAATGGCCGATGACATGGACAAGATTGACGAATCAATCATTGCGGCGTATCAGGAAAAAACCGGACTTGATAAAGAAAAAATTGTCGAAATGATGAAAGCGGAGACATGGATGACAGCAGAAGAAGCGGTCGAGTATGGCTTTGCTGATGAAATCGAAAACGCCAAAGAGGTTGCGGCGTCACTGCGAAACGGGAAGCTGATTATGAACGGCCAGGAGATGGATCTGTCAAGGTTTGTTAACGCCCCAAAATTTCCTATTACTCAAAATCCGGTTAGAGATGAGGGGAAAACACTTTCAGCTGCTAATGAGCAGCGGATCGGCCAGGCACGAGACCTATTGAACGAGGTCCTTGATCAGTCCCCCTCGAGCGAAAATAAAGTGATTGAACCGGAAAAACCAAGGGCACGAGAAGAACCAGTAGTAGCGCCACCCCGGCAAGCGCTGGTTGACATATACCAAAAGCAAATTCAAATTAACAGGAGGAAAGTAAATGTTTAAAACCCTGATCAAAGCGAAAATAGAGGAACAAGAGGTGCTTGTCAAGTCGGCAATGGACGGCCAACGGGCCATGACTGACGAGGAGCAAGCCAAATTCAACGCCATGCAGACCGAGGTCGAAGGTCTGGAAAAGTCTATCGAGGCCGCCGCAAAATTAGAAGCGCAGCAGGCAAAAGTGAACACTCCGGTCAACAAGCCGCTGTATGCGCAGCCGAAGGCAAATCAGGATGAGAAAAAATTTGCCAATCTGGGCGAGCAGCTCCGCGCCGTTGTAGACGCGGCCAGGCCTGGCGGGGCCATTGACCCGCGGTTGAGTATTAAAGCTGCTTCTGGTTTGAGTGAAAGTGTGCCCAGCGACGGGGGGTTCTTGGTGGAGCAGGACTTTGTTACTGAGCTTCTGAAGCGCACCTATGAGACCGGCGTCCTTGCCAGTCGTTGCCGCAAGATACCGATCAGCACCAATGCCAATGGTTTGAAGATGAATGCCATTGATGAGTCAAGTCGGGCAACCGGCTCCCGCTGGGGCGGCGTGCAAGCTTATTGGGAGAATGAAGCCGATCAAACCACTGGGACCAAGCCTAAATTCCGTAAGATGGAATTAAACCTGAATAAACTAATGGGTCTTTGTTATGCCACTGATGAACTGCTTTCAGATGCCACGGCTCTTGAATCGGTTATCCAGCAGGCGTTTGCAGAGGAGTTTGCATTTAAAGTTGATGACGCGATCTATAGGGGAAGTGGATCGGGGATGCCGCTAGGGATCTTAAATTCTGGAGCTCTTATCGCTTGTGCAAAAGAAAATGGCCAGGCTGCTGATAGTATTGTCACAGAGAACATTTTTAAGATGTGGAGTCAGATGTGGCCGCGTTCCAGACAGAATTCCGTTTTCTTTATTAATTCTGAAATTGAGCCACAGCTTTTCTCGCTATCTTTAGCGGTAGGTACCGGCGGGATTCCTGTTTACCTTCCCGCTGGCGGGCTATCCGCAACTCCATACGGGCAACTGTTTGGGCGCCCAGTGATTGCGATTGAGCAGGCATCGGCTCTTGGTGACGTAGGGGATATTCTCCTAGCTGACTTGAGCCAGTACCTGCTCATCGACAAAGGCGGGGTTAATGCGGCTTCCAGTATCCATGTTCGATTCCTGTATGACGAACAGGTGTTCCGCTTTATTTATCGTGTTTCGGGGCAACCCGTTTGGAATCTCCCTCTTACTCCGTACAAAGGCGCATCAACCCAATCGCCGTTTGTAACAATAGCGGAAAGGGCTTAGTTTTGAATATACAGGAATAGGGTAGCTCCCGAAAGCAAGGTGTTCCGGACCTTGCTTTCCTGTATTTATAAACCGGTTAACACTGCGGAGGTGGATGTATCGGCTAAGATTAATGTTGAATGCATTTATTGCGGGAAAGAATTTGAAACACAAGAATGTTGGCTAAAAAGAGGAACCGGTAAATTTTGTTCCAGGGAATGCGCCTACAAATGGAGGGCGGAAAACAACAGAGGAGAAAATGCCTCAAATTGGAAAGGCGGTTCTTAC